TCATGAGAGTCGAGTAAAAGTATTCATTTATTCATAAAGTCTTTGTATATTTTAATAAATGGAAAAGAAACGAAGACATAAAAAAGTAGAGTTCATAATGGATACCGATTGGTTGTTCCAAGGTATCTTAGATGCGGAACAAAAACAATACGTTTTATTAAACTATTTCCAAAAATTAAATAAACATTTGGAACGAATGGAAGTTTATCCGATGTTTATTGAACTATCATTACATTTAGGTAATATCCAAACATTACTTAATCAAAACAAAATATTATACACCGAAAAAAAATTCTTAACCAATGATGACGAATTAGTGTTATCAGATTTAAGAGTTAAAGATATTCCAGTTCTTGCAGAGGAGGAAGTTTATGAATACCATCAGATTTTAAAAAACACACAACCACAATTATTTGACTACTTCAATTTTGCAAAATCAATTTGGAGTATAGTGTATGATTCTGTTGATATTGTTGTTAAAAAAAATAAGGGTAACCTTAAAAGTAATACAGGTTTTTTTTACTTCAAATCAAATAATATTGTCTATGTTTGGCAATATACCACCAAAAAAGTTTATAGGACTAAGAATCAAAGTAAAACAACTACGAAATTAATTTACGAAGGACCACAAGATGGTTTGACAATACACGAAATTATATCTAAATTTTCTAAAACATATGAAAAGAATGAGGAAGTTAATAATCCTGTTTTTGAAATGTTTTGTAAAGATATATTCCCACTTGAGGAAACGTTAATACCAATCTTTAAAAGAAAAGTGTTAGCTTACATTAATCAAAGTGGTGGTAGTAGTAAAAAAACAGTTAAATATATAGAATAATGGGGTTAAACAAAAGATTTATCGACATCGACACTATCAATCGTTATTTAAATGGTAAAGAAAATTTAGATGTATTATTTAAAGCGGACGCGTTTATTTTTATGGATAACACGGCGTCTAAAGTTTATGGGTGGTATACTAAAAAGTTAACTGAAGAAGAAATAAAACTAAAAATAAATGAACTTTATGAATCAACAAAAAATTAATTTGTTATTTTCAAAACTAAGACAACCTATTCATATTGACTATATTTGTAAGGAGATTACGAATGATAGTTATAAAAACACTAAAAAATTACTACAAGAATTGGTAGATAAAGGAAAAATTGAAGAAAGTAAAACAACTAAAGACTATTATGTCATTTCAAAAGAAAACTTATAAGGTACACGGAGTAGGTACTCAACACATAATTAAAGTGTTTGGGTACCCTATTGTAGTTAATCTCAGCGACTATGATATTTGGTTTCGGTTTGGCAAAAACGAGAAAGGATTTAGTCTTACATCTAAACCAAGGTTTTCATTAAGAAATGGTCGTAAGAAATCATTAAAAATTGGTAAGTATTACATAACTAAAATAAAATAAAAAAGATGATAAAGATTGAGTACATATGGTTAGACGGTTATACACCAGAACCTAATTTAAGGAGTAAGATAAAAGTAATTGAAGGAGGAATTCCTGACTTATCAGAAGTACCTGAATGGAACTTTGACGGTTCGTCAACAAAACAAGCGGAGGGGTATAGTTCTGACGGTATATTAAAACCAGTTCGATTATATCGTGAGATGAATAGTAGTGATAAAGTATATGTTTTATGTGAGGTAATGAATCCTGACGGAACACCACATGAATCAAATCATAGAGATATGTTAGGTGACGAGGTCAATGATATGTGGTTTGGGTTTGAACAAGAATATTTTATTCAAGAAGGTATTAGTAAACCAATCTTAGGATTTAACCGACCTCACGTTGAAGGACAAGGTAAATATTATTGTGGTGTTGGTAGTAATGTTGTTGGTCGAGAATTAGTTGAAGAACATATGGACTTGTGTTTAAATATGGGTATTGAAATCACTGGTGTTAATGCTGAAGTTGCTTTAGGTCAATGGGAGTACCAAGTGTTTGCTAAAGGTAAGATTAAAGCTGGTGACGATTTATGGATGTCAAGATATTTGATGGAGAAATTATCTGAGAAATACGGATATCATATTAACTATCACCCAAAACCAATTACCTCAGGAGATTGGAATGGTTCAGGATTACACACAAACTTCTCAACAAAAAAGATGAGGGAAGTTGGTGGGGAAAGTTATTTCAAAACATTATTTAATGCTCTTGAATCAAGAAGAGAACAACATATCGAAGTCTACGGTTCTGATAATAATCTTAGATTAACTGGTAAACATGAAACACAATCAATTCACAAATTTAGTTGGGGTGTAAGTGACAGAGGGGCGTCAATTAGAGTCCCAAGGTCCGTTGCCGAATTATGGAAAGGTTATGTTGAAGATAGAAGACCAGCATCTAATGCAAACCCATACGAGGTTATTAAGGTGATAAGTGATACTATTGATATGGCGGATGAGTTATCTGTTACGTTAAATAATATGTATTCAAACGTTAACACTAAAAACTTTGATGATTTAAAATCTAAATACAATGGAATACCAACCGCAGAAGAACTTTTGGATGAGTACAAAAATGATGATGAATATGAATTATCAGAAGAAATGACCAATTCTAGCGCATATGTCAAACCAAAATCAATTGACAATAAAAATTAATAATATGAGTGAGCAGGTAGACCATCCACAACATTATGGGGGTGAAGATAATCTTTACGAAGCCATCAAAGTAATTGATGCTTGGGGTTTAGGGTTTTCATTAGGGAATACTGTAAAATATATCTCAAGAGCGGGTAAAAAAAATAAAGAAAAAGAGTTAGAAGACCTTAAAAAAGCTTTATGGTACTTACAACATCACATTAAAACACTATCTAACAATGAAATGGAATCGTAATGAATGGCAAGGACGTTCAAGAAGACAAGTAAAAAATAATTATAAAGTTTTTGAGTATTCGTTAATTTTAATTATACTTGGATTAATAATTAGTTTAATGGTAATTCTTAGTAGTTGTAAATCATCAGAAACAGTAAACTGTGACGCATACAGTAAAATAGAGAACAAATAAAATGACAGAAAATTATATAGGAAAAGTTGTAAATGGTGATTGTGTTAGTGTTATGTCAACAATGGATGATAATACGATTGATTTAGTTGTTACATCCCCACCATACAATGTAGGGATTGAGTATGACAATCATGATGACAGACTTAAGATGGATGAGTATTGGGAATTCACCAAGAATTGGTTATCTCAGGTTTATCGAACACTAAAACCTGATGGTCGAGTTGCAATCAACATACCTTATGAAGTTAACGTTCAAGATAGAGGTGGTAGAGTTTTATTCATGGCTGAATTTTGGGGTGTTATGAAAGAGGTTGGTTTTAAATTTTACGGGTTGGTCGACCTTAATGAGGATTCACCTCATAGAAGTAAGACAACGGCTTGGGGTAGTTGGATGTCACCGTCATCACCTTACATTTATAATCCTAAAGAATGTGTCATATTAGCCTACAAAACCGTTTCTAAGAAACAAAATAAAGGTATACCACAATGGGTCGGGGTTATAAATGATATTGAACAGGAAAATGGTTCATTTAAAAAGAAAGTATTGTATACCGATGAAGCCAAAAAAGAGTTTATGGGATTAGTATACGGACAATGGAGTTATTTTGCCGACACCAAACAAATGACCAAAGCGACATTCTCAATGGACATTCCAACAAGGGCTATTAAAATATTAACGTATAGAGATGAGATTGTCATGGACCCATTTGTTGGTTCTGGAACTAGTTTAGTTGCCGCTGAAACATTAAATAGACGATGGATTGGTATTGAAGTGTCTGAAAATTATGCGGAAGTTGCTAAAAAAAGAGTCCAACTATTTGTGGATAAGAAAAAACAAATTGAATTAGAATTTAACGAAGAGGGGATTTAACATCCTCTTTTTTGTTTTCATGATATTTATAATAAAAAAATACACATGAAAGGAATGAAACTTACTGAGTCTGAATTAAAAGACAGAATAGTTCAAATTTATAAAGAGGAACAATATAAGATTCTCGAAGAAAAATGGAACAAATTATCTAAAGAAGATAAAATGTTTGTTGTTGAATTTGCAAAAGAAATATACCCTGAACAAGCCAAATTAATCAAAGAATCTAAATGGTATAATACCGTTGGGGATATTGTTGGTATCTTTGACCCAACAGGCGTTGTTGATATTGTTAATGGTATTAGTTACTGGAGACAAGGTGATAAATTATATGCACTTCTTTCATTAATCTCTGCGGTTCCTTACTTAGGTGACCTTATCGCTAAACCTGTTATTGGTGTTATGAAATTAGGTGGTGGTGCCGCTAAAGCATTTAAAGCGGCGGCCTTAACAGGTGATGCCGTTAAAATAGCGGGTACTGCAAGAAGAGCTGGTGGACCTATTGCTAAGATGGTTGAGACCGCTCCGAGTTGGGGTGAGAAATTAGTTACCTTTTTAAAAGGTTCTGTTGGTAGAGTTCCTATGTTAGGGTCTGGATTAGTTAAAGTTGTTGAAGAGTACGTTCAAATTTTTGGAAAAGCTGGAAAAGAAATGAAAGCAGGAACTGAAATTGGTAAAGGTGTTATGAAAAGTGAAAAAGCCTTAAGTGCGGTTGAAAAAGAGGAATTACTAAAACAAATGAGTAAAGACCAATCTTTCAGAGGGTTTAGAGATTATAAAGGAGGTTTACAATCAATGTCAAGTAAATATATCTCAGGTGGTATGGGTCGTCTATTTGGTAATAGAGCAACAAGGTCGTTAATGAGAAGAACTAAATGGTATTTAGGTTTATTAGATTGGTTAGGTATTGGTAACTTTGTTGGTCCTGAGGAATTAGAAAATATAGTCCCTAATTTAGAGGAAAGAGTTAATCAATATAGTGAGACACCTGAATCACAAAGTTTATGGAACCAAGAGTTTGCCGCAGGTCAAACGACAGGAAATTCAGTTGTACCATCATTATCTACTGCAACACAATCAGCGTCAACTGTGGTTAAAACAGACGCATTCACATCATTAATTGGTTCACTATTAGGTGGAGGAAAAGCGTTAGTATGAAAAAATTAATTAAAGAAAGTGGCATTAGAGATATCAATAAGTTAGCTAAACGTTATTCTAAAGCTGAGATTTATTTTCACCAAGATTTAGATGGCGTGACAACCGCAATTGCGATGAAAAAATACCTTGAGGATAATGGGATTAAAGTTGTTGATGCTCACGTTATTCAATATGGGGATAAAGAGTTCTCTGTAAAGAAGAACGATGCACAAGGTGATATTATGCCAGTACTTGTGGATTTCGCTCACGGTAAACCAATGTTTGTTATCCATACAGACCACCACGATAGACAAGCGGGGGCGGAAGATACTAAATCAACTTCATTTAGAAGTTCACGTTCAAATGTTGAAACAATATCTCAAGTTGTATCACCTAATGAAATATTTTCACCTGAAGACATTCAATTAATATCTATGGTTGACTCTGCTAATTACGCAGCTAACGAAGTAACTGTTGACCAAGTAATAAATTACTTATTCAAATTAGATAAAGAAAAATCTTTGAGTAAAAACAAAACTGCCTTAGGTTTAGTTGCTAATAAGTTATTATTGGCGTTTAAAAATAAACCAGGGTTCTTAGAAGAACTTGTTATGGTTGGTACCCCATCACTTATGAATCTTGTTACTAACATAAAAAGAATCATGATTGAGAAAGGTTACGCCACTGTACCCGAATTACAGAAAAACAAAGAAGGTTATATTGACCAAATGAAAAACCACCATAATGTTAAAATTGAGGGTAACATTATTGTTCAATACGGAGGTGGTAGTATGATGAAACCTGGTTCTTATGATAGATACACACCTTTCAAAAATAACCCTGACGCTGATTTCTTAGTTATTGCTTGGCCATTAGGTTTAGTTCAAGCGTCTTGTAATCCTTATAAAAAAGAACGTGAGTTAAAAGGTGTTAACTTAGGTGAGATTGCTCAGGAAGTACTTGCTAAATGGGAAACACAATTACAAGAAAGACAAATACCCTTATCAACAATTAAATGGATTTCTGAAGGTTCAAAAGGATTTGGTCCTGAATCAGTTGGATTTACATTTAGAGACTTTGTCGCATTATATGGGGACAATTTTAAAACAATGGAGAATGGTAAAGAACATTTAACACAAATTGGTAAAATGATGGAAATTCCTTTTACTGAATTAAGTGAGGAAGAAATGAAAATGTTAGATGGTGTTACGATTAATGCTTGGGATTTAATTCAGGCTAATAGTGGTGGACACAAATGTATCACTAATATATCGGGTCTTAGTTATTTAGGTAGGTCTAAAAGACCACCAGCAGGAAAGTACAAATATAATGCTGAGTCAGATGATTCTCCTTATGTGAAGTTTACTAAAATGGTTCAAAAAGAATTGGTGAATGTGTTACAGTCTAAAATTAATGAAGGTTAAAAATTAACTTCATCACCGATTTGTAATCCTAATTTTTTTGCGGTACCACCCATAATTTCTAAAATCATATCACCTTCACCACAGTAATTACTACAATCTTCTGTGGTACACGGTTGGCAATTATTATGGATTTCAATTATAGTATTACCATCAATAAAAATAATATCTAATGGAATGATACAGTTTTTCATCCAAAAACAATGTTCATCATCACCCATTAAAAATAACATACCATTAAAGGTATTGTCAAATTTTCTACCCATCATACCCTTTTGAGTATCTTTGGACGAAACAACGGTTTTAACTTTAAATTTATTATTTTTTATACTGATTATCATATCCATAAATATACAATTTAATTAAAATAGAAATTATTAAATAAATTTTATATTAAAAGTAAACTTTTTAAAAAAACATTATATTTATCATTTACGAGCCCAACAACCCCCTTTCTTAAGTTGGTTAATATTTAAACCCTAACAGTGTAAAAATTGTTAGGGTTTTTAATTTTTAATTACTATCTTTGCTTTATGGGAAATCAAATCAACATAATAAATCGTAAAGTTAAATTTGAATATTCATTTATTGAAACTTTAATTGTTGGTATTAAATTGGTTGGACCTGAGGTTAAATCAATTCGTAGTGGTAAAGTATCATTAGTTGATGCTTATTGTTTTTTTGTTAATAACGAGTTAGTGGTTAAAGGAATGAACATTCCTGAATATAAAATGGCGTACACTCACGAACCATTACGAGATAGAAAGTTATTACTTAAGAAAAAAGAAATTATTAAGTTACAAAAAGAACTTGTTAAAGGGTTAACATTAGTCCCGTACAGAATATTTTCAAATGATAGGGGATTATTAAAGATGGAAATAGTTTTAGGTAAAGGTAAAAAATTACATGATAAGAGAGAATCTATTAAAGAAAGAGATATTAATAGAGAAATTATGCGTGGTATTTAAAAATTTTTTGTATCTTTGTATTCACAAACACCGATACTATGACAGAGACATTAACCCAAAAAGAAATTGCAAAAACTAAATATCAAGACGCTAAACGTATTGCTTTAAGAAATTATGACCAACTAAAGTTGGCGACTGATGATAACCAAAAAGTTTTTGAAGGTTTTTATAATGATATGGTTAAAGTATCTCCAGATTTTGAATTGGTTAAGAAACCAAATTCTGCGGACTATAAAGTTTGGATTGATAATTTTCCTGTAGAAACATTTACATTAAACTATTTTGATTGTGAAATTAAATACACAGGTAAATTACCTGAAGTAGTGTCAAGTGGTAAAGTTCGTATTGATGTTAGTGAACAACATGTTACCCCAAGAGGTTCTTGGAGACAAAAAAGTTTGGGGTTTAAAATTAGAACTTCATTAGATTATACTGAAGGCCCATACTACAAATCAGGTAGAACTGTTGCTAAGAAAGTAATTGAGTATGTTGATTCTTTATGGGAGCAGGAAAAGGCTCGATTACTTAAACAAGATATTAGAAGTCGTGCTTTTAGAGAACTAATGAGTATGTTTAGATTTTCAATCATTGATTTTGGAACACCAACAAAACAAAACGAATTTAATTTCTTTACAGTAACTAATCTTAATAGAACCAAGATTGTTTTAGGGTACAGATATGATTCTGTTAATGATAAGATTGAATTTATTAATAAAGAGATTATTGTACCAACAGAATTTAATTTAACTTCTTTAGTAGAAAAATTAGGAGAATTGTAAAAAACGCCGTATATTTGTAGAAACAATTAAAGATATGAACACACAGACATATAACATTAGAATCGAGAACGAGAAATTTGGTAAACTTTTGAATGAAACGTTTATTGACGGAATCCAATTCAAATTATTTTTGAAGATGGTTAGTGGATGTTTGGAGTTAAAGAATGATTTAACATTCTTCAACGGAATCGATTTCTTAATCAACATCCCTTACAAATTTTTGAAGGATTCAATTATTGTTACATCAACTAATGAGTACAATTTGGCTGACCACGCGAAAAGCAAAATCGAGGCTTTAGTTACCAAATAAAACAATGTTTCCTTGTTTAGAAAAACAAGGTGGTGGAACCTGACATATCCTGTCGGCCCTAAAGGAGACTTCGGTCTCCTTTTTTATTTAAAACGAAAATGAATATATTTATTGATATAAAATATTCTAATGGCGATATCAGTTAACTACAATCTTACAACACTACCTTTAGCTTTAAAAAAAGGTAATTTTTATTTAGGTGTTGGAGATGTTGGTAAAGGACCAACTAGTGGAACTAGTTATTACCACGGTATAACACCTGTTCTTGGCGGATACACATTATATGTTGCTCGAAGTGGTACTAACCAACCTAAGATATACACCGCATCAACTGACTCACAATTAATACTTTTAACTAATACTTTATTTGGACAAACATTTACCGTAATATCTCAATGTAATAATTACTTTATAAGTAGGTCCGATACCATGTTATTAAATAATGAACCAGGGGCGATTGTTACTGATAGTTTATCTTTATGTCTCATACCCCATAACACCTCAAGTCATAATCAAAGTACTGATGGACAGTGGTTTGATTTAATTAATGGTTTAGTGTTTGATTATCAAGGCGCCATGACACCATTAACAACATTAAATGGCGCTAAAGGATTTCAATTCAATGGGACAGGGTATTGGCAATGTAGTACTAACTATTCATTAGTTGATTTAGGTGGTGATTGTACTGTTGTACTGTGGGTTTATGGTAATCAAGGAGGTACCAGAACAACAATTTTTCAAAAAAATGGAACAACTAATCAATCATACGAACAAGAAATTGCAATAACTTGGGAAGGTAATTCGGCTTTTAGTTACTATAGTCGTTTATCACCAGCTTACGATTACGCATTTATGGAGGGGACAACCTCATCAATATCTTGGAGTATGATGGCTCTTAAAATGTCAACAGGCAAAACAACTAGTCCTAGAGTTGGTTACAGAAGTAAAAATGGAAGCGCTTGGGTACAAGATTATGTTTCTAGAAGTAATGTTGCGTTAGTTACCGCCGCAGATATTGTAATCGGTAATGGATATGCGGGTACTTGTTACAGTGGCGGAATTGGGACAGTCTTATGTTATAATAAAATGTTATCTGACAGTGAAATACTACAAGTATATAACGCAACTAAAACATACTACGGATTATGATGAAATTTATTAATATGGATTTTGACGGAACCCAATGGTGGGTTGATTATGCCGAGGATGGGGAGTATAAAAGAAATTATTATAATGATGAAGAGAGTGCTCAAGCATTTTATGTATCTTTAATTAATTAACGATATTTATTATTAAAACTATTATGGGTAAAGATATTATTATTTCAGAAAAACAATTAGAAACACTAGTTAATGGTGTTAAAAAAAGAAATATACAAGAACACGGAGAAGAAGGGTCTTACATGGCAAAACAACAATTATTCACTATTGCAACATTAGCACACGCTATGTGGGAGAAAATGGAACAAGGTGAACAACTTGAGGATTGGATGGAAACTAAACTTGCTCAGGCCGAACAAAGTATTGTTACTGTTGTTAAGACATATATGTATGATGAATTTGAGTCTAAAGACTCTGAAGGTATGGGTAAATTAAATTACGATGAAATAGTAATTGGTAAATAATAATTAAAAAATACTTTGACATTTAAAGACCTTTGTTTTATTATTAAGACAAAGGTTTTTTTATGAGTAAAATTATAGTAACAGGAGGTTTAGGTTTTATTGGGTCACACTTTGTAAATTATATCAGAGAGAATACAGACCATGAAGTATTAATTATTGATAAACTCACATACGCAGGTAATCCTAATAATATTATATTACCAACCGCATATCTAAAAAAAGATATATGTGATATAACACCTGAGGATTTAGGTGACTACGATTACATAGTTAATTTTGCTGCTGAGTCACACGTTGACAATTCAATTAAAGACGGATTACCATTTGTTAAATCAAATGTACAAGGGACTTTCAATATGATTGAGGTAGCAAGAAAAAACAAAAATCTAATTAAATTCTTACACATCTCAACGGACGAAGTTTATGGTGACATAGATGAGTATTCGGCGATTGAAACCGATAACATTATCCCAAGTTCATATTATTCCGCAACTAAAGCATCCGCAGATATGTTGGTAACGTCTGCGGGTAGAACATATGGGTTTCCATACTTAATCACACGTACTTGTAATAATTACGGAGAAAACCAACACAACGAAAAATTTGTACCAAAGATTATTAACTCAATTAAAAAAGGTGATGAGGTACCAGTGTATGGTGATGGTGAACAAGTTCGGGAATGGATACATGCTGACGATAACGCCAAAGCAATATTAACCCTATTAATGTCTGATGAGGTTAATACGGTATATAATATTGGAACTGGCGAATCGTATACTAATAACCAAATAATTGGAATAATTAGTAATATTTTAGGTAAGGAAGTTAAGTTTAAATACGTTGAAGATAGACTGGGCCATGATAGAAGATATTCATTAAGTTCTTTAAAATATGAAAACAAATTTGGTGTTATACAAAATACTAAACTAACTGAATGGTTAAAAAAAATAATTAATTAAATAAATAAAAATGGTAGAAAAACAAAACAGATTACTTAATGCGTTGAACGCAAAGTATACTGCGGAAATGATGGATGCTTTAGCAAGATTAGAAGTTTATATAACTTCACCTGTGGCAATTGGTGAACATCCACAACACACAGAAGAAATGGATAAATTAATTGAACAGTATACAAATGCTAAAGATAAGGCTGAGTCGTTGATGATTATGAAAAATGAATTAGGTTTTTAACTAATTAAATAATATGGAAGAAGGTTTATTAATATATAACTCAGTATTCGAAGATAATCGAGGAACATTTGCACCTTTACCTTTAAAATTTGGTGAAGGTAAATTATCGGTATTACGTAAAAATTGGGTACAAAGCAACGTTAGTGTTAACCCTAATAAATTTACGTTTAGAGGGTTACATTTCCAAGTAGGAGAGTTCGCTCAGTCTAAGTTAATTAAGGTCATTACAGGGGAGATAATTGACTTTATCGTTGATATTAGACATAGTTCGCCTAACTATCTGAAGATTTATAAGTTTGTTGTAAAACCTAACAATGAATTGTTTGTCCCAAAAGGATTTGCCCACGGGTTTATAACTACCGAGGATAATACGGTAGTTCAATACTTGGTGGATAACGACTACTCACCATTAAATGAAGGTTCTATTTTTTGGGGGGATTTTAATTTAATTAAACAAACAATAGAGAGAGTTATTGGTGATAGTAAATTAATCATTTCAACCAAGGATTTAGTAACTAAAAATTTTAATGTCTAATCAAGCGATAAAATTTCATGAGAATAAAACAATACCTATTGAACTGCCAAGTCCGACAGGTACAACTTTCGTTGACATAAAGTTAAAGAGTGGTAAGAACGACCTTAGTTTTATTATTGAAGTTTATAAAACCAAAGACATTAAGGGTTTAACCAATAAAGTAATACAACACTATATCTATAAACAATTATCATCTTATCTAACACTATTCTCAATTGATGATGAATATAACATAGAGACTTTTAATTTTATTGATTGCTAAGATATTTATAGTGAAAACATTACTATGAAAAATGAAATTTTAAAAGATAAAATTTTTGAAGCTATTAAACAACAAGAATTATTAACTGAACAAAAAACAGGTACTAAGGATTTTATTGAGATGGTTTCTCTGTTATTTCACTCTAGAACTCAAGCCCATACATTACATTTACAGACCAAATCATTTGCAGAACACAGTGCGTTAAATGGGTATTATGACGAAATTGGAGGATTGGTCGATGGGATTATAGAATCGTATCAAGGTAAATACAGTATCATTAAAGGATACAAAAAATATGATATTGAAGATTATAAAGACTCAACAACTACTATTAATTATTTTAAAGACCTTTGTGGGAAAGTTAATGATTTAAGAGATTGTTGTAAAGATTCTTATATCCAAAATCAAATCGACACTGTTTGTGAGTTAATTAATTCAACATTATATAAATTAAGATTTTTAAAATAATTAAATCAGTATTTATTATTATGAATAAACGAGAAATTCTTAACAATTTAATTATAAAAATAGTTTCATGTAAAACTCAAAATGAGCTTAAAGAAATTATTAAAGAGATTAATTTGTTTATTAAAGAATATTCAATTGTTGATAATTCTAACGAGTATGAAAGACTCAAAAACGCCGTTGGAATTATGAAAATAAAATTAAAAAGAAAATTTATGTTTGATGAGTCAAAATCAATTCGTATTACTGAGTTTGATTTATCTAAAATTGTTAAATTAATTATTAAAGAACAACTTGAAGGTCAAGGGGAAAATCCTTTGTCGGAAAAAGAGATTAGATTATTCAAATATCTTAATAAACATAAACAAGATATGGGTAAACAATCTGAAATGTTAGCCTTTGTTAAAACCATGATGCCTTTCGTGGGAAGACCTGAATCTGACTCGAGATTCTATTACGAAGTTTATACCGCAAATTACAGACCTAATGGTGATTACGAGAATTTAGATAAGACAACTTTCAGAAACTTCAGAGAGTTTAAACAAAGAAAAACGCCAAACAATAACGCTTACCAATTCAGTAGTGCTAAAATCCCATTCAAAGGGTCAAATCTCGAAGGTTACTGGGACGTTAATCGTAAAAACGAGTGGTATTATGTGGTTAAATCCTATAATTGGTACCCTGTTTATTTATTCATCAACAATCAATGGTATGTAGTTAGTAACGCCTATTCATCATCAACATCAAAACAAATGTCACACGCTAATCCTGTAAGATATAATTCAGGTTTAGATGCTAAAGTTATTAGTGTAACAAAAGTAGAAATCCAAAATCTTATTGACGGAAAAAGTTTAGATGATGTTAAATCCGAAAGAGTAACTAATTTTGGTGATAAATTTGCATCGGCGTTAATTGGTACTAAAAAGTTATTAAGTATTGGTTGGGGAGATAATAGAAAAAAAGTTAATTATACTATTAGTAACGTTAAGAGTGAAGATGGTAAAATTAAGATTGAAGTTACTATTAATAAAGCGGGTACCGTCGAAGGTACAAATAAGATGGTTATTAACCCTGAAGGTTACGTACACCCAAGTCCTTTTTCAGAAGATTTAGAAAATGGTATTAAATCAAAAATAATGATAGATAACAAAGATTATTTAACTGATGATAATACTGAGTTTACCTTTAATCACCCTACAAAATAAAAATAATGTCAACTCAAATTCCAAACTTTCCAGATAAAGCTATTTTAAAATATGCCCATATGGTAAAACCAAACTATGGGTTTATTATGGAAGAACACCACGGAGATAAGTTTCTTGTTTTGGTTGTTGATTGCCCTAAGATGGATAAGAATAGTGGTGAGTTTGATGAAGAATATTATAAAGGGTTAGTTAAAGAAAGACCCCAAGACACTCAAATTTGGATTAGTGATTCTAAATGGCCAATATTAAATGTGACTAAAGATATTGAGAAATTTTTTAATATTAAATTACTAGTTGGATATAACTTTAAAAATTATGACTACCTAAACGACATTGAGGGTATTCTTAAAGAAGCGGTATTAAAATCTAGCAGACCTGAGGTTGATGTGGAATTTAATGCGGAATGGGATAGTCCTAAAATAGGTTTGGTCTTCCATAATTTTGAAATGAATGTTCATTCTGCAAATATCATTTACAAAGAAGAATTACAAAACATGTTAAGTAATAGGATTGATTTGTCACAATATCGGTTAGTAACAACTGCAGGCCCTAAAAAGTAATTCAAAATAATTAACTTATCATATTTTGTAATAATATACCATCAGTTGTCAATTTTCCTTTTCTACTAACAGATGTATACCATCGTCTGTTCAATACTTTATATTTACCACTCACACCTCTCTTTATTAATCTTTGGGTACCAAATTTTTCATTTTGCCAAGGAGATTCGCCCTCAATTAAATTTTCTAAAAAGGATGTTCGTCTCCATATCCCAAATTGGTGATTCAAAATATAATTACTATTTTCATTAAATCCATTTATATCATATCCAAGTAAAGTGTCGGACTTAAATAAATCCGAATAAGTGTTACCGACTTCTGCGGGACAAATATATAACACATCTAAATTTTTTTCTTTAATGTACTGATAACAACTATTTAAAAAATTATAATCCATTTCATCTTTAATCCACATATCCTCTTGTATATATATAACATACTCGTCTTCAATATTATTTAAAATATAAATTAGTCTATTAGACCATTCTTCTTTACCAGTTAATAATTGAGACCAATTATTATCTAAATTTATTTTTTTTTCTTCATTGCAAAAATATTTTTTAATATTGTCAATTTGAAAGTTTTTTTTGAAGTAATGTAGGAACCCATCCCAACAAAATTCATAGGAATCGCAAGTATGTAAGATTATGGAGACATTCTCATTCATAATTTATAAATATTGTTTTATTTGTAAAATATTTTTGTAATTGTCATTATTTGTTGTATCTTTGTATTCACAAAACACGATAACTATGACACAGACATCCACAATCCAAAGAGTTCAAGAGTACAAAGGTAAAAACAGTTTCATTGGGAAGATGAAGGACACCTTAACTAAGTATGGTAAACTAACCCCTAAACAAGAAGAGGTGGTTGTTAACATTCTTGAGAAAGAGGATAGTGAGGTTAAGAACACACGTAACTTTAACATCAATGTTATTGGTGAGACTTTGAAAGTCGGACGTGCGGTTGGTCAAGGTATGAAAGAGAAATACGACCTCCAATTCAACCCAATCCTTTTGGATATCACTAAAGTGTTGGCGGTATCACCTAAAGCGGTTAAATTTGCAGGTAAGATGACCGTAAAACGTGGTAACATCTGTATGTGTTGTGGTAGAACTTTGACTGATGAGTTCTCAATGATTACCAAATTAGGTAAGACATGTGCAAAACACATGAAAGTTGAGTACATCAAAAACATCAGTGAGGTTGAGCGTTTCCGTAATGATTACATGAAACGTGTTGAGGAAATCGGTGAAATGGAATTTTGGGTTCCTAAGAGCCAAATCATCAAATGGGATGGTAAAACCGAAATCATCTTGAAGATGATGTAAGAAATGGGGGTTTGACCCCCATTTTTATTTTAATTATATTTCAACTATGTCACCATATCCAAAAAGATTAGAAACTTTATTAGAAAGAATATATGAGAATTACCCCACAATGAGGAGGAATCCTGATTTTAAGTACTTTTATCTATTCCAAAGTTATCCAAATAATGTGGATACTTTTATTGTTTTAACTGGTGAGGTTTTAGAATGGGATGATGAGATTCATTCATACCTAAGAAGTATAAGTCAGATGTTGGGGTTTGAATTCGCAATGATGAAATGGAATGACTTTGATATGTCAATTAAGAAACAATTGGAAAAAGTCTATGACGAATTCAGGGGTGGTGGTAATAAAGTTGTGTTTTATGAAGTATGGTAATTTGACTTTTTCTTATTTAAACCTATAATAGAGTAACAAGCAAACAAAAAAAAAATTATGACAATTAAACAAGCGTTGAAGTTGAAGAACAAATTGGTAAAAGAAATTACTGAAGCAATAGTAAAAGTGCAGACGTACAATTCTATTGAGGTTGGTAATAGTAAACCATATTCTTCAAAAGAATCCTTGGATGAGGTAACTAACCTGACCAATCAATTGGTTGAGTTAAAGACTCAAATCCACCAAGCAAATTTACCTGTGTATGGTAAAATATTCAGAATGTCTGAGTTAAAATCATTGGCTTCTAAACTTAAGGCAATTGACTGTACCGAAGGTACTGCAAATGATTACTACTCTCGAAGAAGTGAGGCCGTAATCACTAAAACCGCTGAAATCTCAATCTTAGATAGAGATACAATGGTGAAAAATATGGAGTTAGAGATTGAGAAAATCCAAGACGAATTGGATACTCACAATGCTTTGACCCAAATCTAATAGTCTGTGGAAGTATTGTCACTTTAGTTTATCTTACAACTTATTCTGGTGATATTATGATTTTGATGTAGTACAGTCCTTCAGTCAAGATTCAAGTGTTCAACAATTTTTAAGTCAAAATTTAACACTCGTAAATTGATAAATAACTTAAGTACATACCAAACAGATTATAAAAAAACCCCTCTTCGGAGGGGTTTTTAAGTTTTAAAACTTTATTACAAAGTCCACAGGGACTGGTACTTCTTCTTCTTGATTCTCTTGAAAGTCTAAGGTAACATCCTTAGATTCATTATTGAATATAAAACGACCTTGAGAACCTTCATTAATCTCCCATCCACCCATATGGTTTTCCAATTGTTCGTACATGAAATCGATAATTTTCTTATCTAAATCTATTTGACCTTGAAAATCGCCATAGGCAAATCCATTACAGTCACCACTATCACCACCACCACTAAAATCAACATAACCTTCAGAAACATTTTTTTCGTGAAGTTGGTCAAAAAATGATAGGATTAGTTCATATAATTCATCACTATAATTCTCTTTAATTTCTTCTATTGTATTTTCTGTCTGAGATTCTAATGTTGTGTATTGCCATTGCCAAGCATTTAAAGATAGTATACGTTCTTTACAATCAATATTAATTTTAATTGTCCCTCTATTATCACAGTCTGAAGTTTCTTGGTAGACATCATTTTCATCTAAAATATTTTTTAAGACATCAGATATTGCGTCATATAATTCTATCCTGGTACCATCATTACTGTATGCTTCTTCAGACATATAATCATAATCACATTCGTCAGTGTAAACATCAACATCAACTTCACTACTTCCGTGAGACATACAATAATATGAAAATAGTTTAAGGCTTTTTAATTGTTCTTCTGTTACTTTAGGTGTCATATTATTTTTAACTATAAATACTTCAATCTACGTTAATATCTAACGTTCTCATCATCCACATAGGTCTTTCTTTAGATTCTAAAGCCATTATCCATTCTTTAGCACAAGGTAAATGGTTGTAACAATCCTCTTTAACATGTTGCTCTCCAATATAACGAGTGTAGACAATTTTATCGTCACTATTGATGAATGACATACCAAATACCTTTTCCATTTCAAAAATACCTTCCGAATGGTGTCTGAACATACGATGATTAGAATGTCCGTACCAAGCCTTGGTTTCATCAAACCAATTGTGTATATTTATGTATTCTTCCCAGGTTCCCCCAAATTTTTTGGCTGAGGATTTTGCGTGAATAATAGGGTGCATAATATATTTTTAACTAAGTATAGGTGTTTTCCCCACTTGATAAATAAAAAATTAATTACTAATTTTATACAAAACAATTAAGCATGGATAAAATGGATAGAGAAGATATTATTAAAAGAATTATAAATCTTAGAGAAACTATTGACCCCGAAGATGATTTACCTTTACGTGAGGATGAAGACGAAAGCGAAAAAATTGACTTGGACATCCCGTCTTGTTGGAGTAACTTAAAGAACGATGAATACGCACCAGCATATGTAACAGTACCTAAAGTACCGTCAGGTGTTTATGAAATTGGGTGGAATAGTAATCTACAAACATTTACACTTAAGAAACAACCATTTAAAACAGATGAGTTGTATCACTTACCATCATATGAAATTATGGATATCTTAAAGGATATTGATAATTTTTGGAACCGAGTTGATGTATATAAAAAATATAATTTTATTCACAAAAGAGGTATCTTAATGTATGGTGAACCAGGTTGTGGAAAATCAGGTATCATCCAATTAATCTCACAACAAATCATTAAAAACGATGGTATTGTTATTAATATTAAAGATGAGGAAGATGTTGAAAGATTTACATCGTTTATCGGTACCCTTAGAAAGATTGAACCTAATCGACCATTAATTGTTTTATTGGAGGATATTGATTCATTAGCGGGTGAGGGTAGAAGTCAAACCGCAAGACTATTAAATATTCTTGATGGTGTTAAACAAATTGAAGGGGTTGTATATATTGCGACGACTAACTATCCTGAGAAACTACAGGAACGTATTACCAATCGTCCGTCTCGTTTTGATAGAAGATATAAAGTTGAGTTACCTAATGAAGAAATTAGAAGAGCGTATATTAATCACAAATTAAGTGATGATGATTTGAAGAATGTTGATGTTGACTTATGGATTTCAAAAACTGATGGTATGTCATTATCACATTTGAAAGAAGTTGTTGTGTCTGTAATTGTTATGGGTAGAACATTTGAGGAGACCATGGATAACTTAGAGGGTATGAAAAGAGCTCCAAGTGCACGTGGTGAAGGTAAAGTTGGTTTTGGGAAGTAACTATATTTATTAATATGAGTATAGTTAATTCGATTAAAAAAAAAGGTTCATATGGTGATTTTTACAATAAAATATTAAATAATGAAAACTTTTCTTTTGCAAGGTATAATGACGGTGAATGGGGGTTGATTCTTAAAAAAAATCCTAATTATTCTGTAATCATAAAAAGATGGGGTGAAGAAATGTCAAAACAGGGTGAGATACTAAAAGAGATTGTAAACAATCCTGTTGATTATTATATTGGGATTAGTCCTTGGGTTTTAAAAAATTGGTTGGACGAAGTGTTGGAGAATAGTAGTAATCACGATATGATGATTAATTCACACATTTTTCATGATTTGAGTAAAGAAAAACTTTTAAGTTTTTTAAACTTACTTAAACAGAGGAACACTATATTGGTTGGGCCAAAATACCTATCCGAGTTAGATTTCTTCAAAGAACATATAGTCACACCTGAAGAATTTGTTTGGGACCACATTGATGATATATTACCCAAGTTGGATAAAGTCGTAAATAGATATAAAAATCCTGTGGTTATATATTCCGCAAGTATAGCGACAAATAGTTTTATTAATAAACTGTATGGTAATTATGGTAATAAAATAACCCAAATAGATATAGGTTCAACACTCGACCCATACTGTGGTGTTGCGTCTAGGTCAAGCCACCAAAAATTTATGAACGACGAGAATATTGAAATCAAAAAAATTGTAACCAAAAAATAAATAAAATTGGTTTATATTTATCAGTATGGAGAAAACATCATTTGGTAACGATTACCAATTTGGACATTGTCATTACTTTGCAAAGTATCTAATAAAAGTATTTCAAGAGTTACTTCCTGATGAGGAAATTAACTACCATCTAATTTTAGCTGAAAGACTTGATAATGATAACGAAAACATTGATGATGTATTAGTTCATGCTTATCTTAAAGTTGGTGATTACTTAATTGATTCTGAGGGTGTACATACTATTGATGTCGCATCAGACAGAGAAAAAGAGTGGGCTGACAGAGAAATGGATTTAACTCCTGACGGATATGACTTCTCAACTTGGGAAGAAAGTAGGAATAATATCCCAGAAATGTTCTTTAACGGATTCTGTTCAACCAAACAAATAAAACAGGATGTTATTGATTTTGTTAAACGACAAGATGTTCAAGAAATTATTCAAAAATTAAAATAAATTTACTATCTTTGCACCATGGCACATAGCATAGAAAATGGTGATAAGTCAAGAAACGGGAATAAGTTAGAAACTTATTTCATGGAAAAGACTGGTCTAAAAAAATTCACCAAAAAACAAAAACCGAGTTTTATTAATTCACACAATAATAAACAAATCATCGACTTTGATTTTCATACAAAGATTGATGGTATTGATATCTATATTGATTTAACCACAACATACCGAAGTGATAGGTTAAAACAAAAGGCTTACAACGCTCTTATGTATAAGAACAACTTCAACACACCTTGTAAATTCTACATGGCAGTTGGTAAGTTAGTTGAAGACGGTAAGACAAAGAACCCAATTTTAGTTGAAGGTATTGATGGTGTTATTTTAGTTGATGACTTAATTAATATGATTAATTAATATATTTATAGTTATGAAACTTAAAATAACCGAACAACAACTACACAGTATCAACGAGTTCCTTGCTGAAAAGAAGGCCTTCTTTAAATATTGGGACAAATTTGGGGGAAAGATTGATGATAACTTTTATAAGTTGTTTGGTTTTGAAGGTACTCGAGCACCTGAATTAATTGTTGGTAAAACTAAAATTAAATATTATGATGTTTTAGGTTTTTTAAGAGAATGGTTAGGTGAATCCGAATCAATTAAATTAACCGAAGAATTATTAAAAGGTACTCATCATGTTGTGGGAGACCCTTTTGGTGGTTATGATTATACATTTACAGTCTCTGAAATACAAGAAAAAGAACCGAGTCAATTTACTACTACAGTACTTATTGATGATGTTCATGGTGAGGTAGAATTAGTTATGACTGGCGGTGAGACTCTTAAATTAATTAATGCGAGAAACGAAGAAGAATTTGGATGGGAGATTGAAAATGAAATTCAAGACTGTACAGATGAATACCTCTCAAGAGAAATAACAAGTCGAACAGGGATTGTAATTGTTTTTAATGATATTGATTTTACTAGCGGAGAGAAATAATTATCTTTTTTGTCTTCGTTCCCAATCAGTTCTACCTGAACTACCAGGTTTCATCTTACTCAAAGTATCTTCCCAATCAAATATTACGTCACCGTCAGCATTATATACAATTGCTTGGTAATTGTCTTGTTTAATTGGTAACTCACTAAATGGTATTAATTTTGTGATTGTTCTTCTAACGTGAAAATCAATTAAGTACAATGGGTCAACTACCTCATCCATAGAATCTTCAGATTCAGGGTTAACTTTTAAATAAATTTTAAATATAAGATATGGCTGGTGTTCACCAGCAATTGACACATCAATATGGTCAACGTCAGTGTACACCGATAATATAAGACCTGAATTAACAATCTTATTTAAAGCAGAGATTTCTTGTTCTATTGTCATTATACAATGTCAGATGATTCTATTAATGTATATGTAAATGAATTTCCGTGAATACCTTTCGACTTATTACATATAGACATAAATACTTCAAAATCTTTTATATTTGCAAATACTTGACAACCTTCTGACCAGTTCTCAACAAATGTTGAAGTCCCTGTTGCAGAACTATGATGAATGTTAATACCAAAAACACCTTCTTGAATAATATTCTCATCATATTGCATGTCTTTATCTTTATCACGATAAACTTTGACATTCTTAGTTTGTCTAAGAGCTTCATATTTTCCTTGGTGTAAACCAATTGTGTGTGAACCACGATATTGACCTTCCACTAATCTAGCAACTCCGTTAGCGTTGTGATACTCTAACATTGCTTTTTTACCTGGGTCTGTAGTACATGACCATTGATGGAATTTCCATTCCCCATTCTCTTTATACGATACTGTCATAGTATCATCGAATACGTTTGTAACTTTGTCACCAGTTGACGATTTTCTAACCCCAACAATATTAACATCAAATCCTTTGTTTTTATCGTCATTAAACCAAACATAACCTTTAGATTTAACCGCCGACTCAACCTGTTCTTTTGTGTAACTCATTTTTTAAAATTTATTTTGTTTATTTACTAAATAAATATCAGTTTAACTTTGTAATATATGGTAATTCATAATATTTAATGTATATTTGAAAAAATAATGGAATACGAATACGACGAATACGACGACTTTGGTGACCACTCAATCACCTGTTTTGGGGTTTAAAAAATAACATAAACGGTTGTGGTATATATTTATATCATAGATGATAAAGAATGCTTATATTTCTGAGGTTGAAAAGGTGGTAAAACAAATACTACCTAAATTTGTTGAGAGATTTAATACTCAACACAACTTTGAATTGCCTAAATTTGAAATTGACCTTAGTGGGTGGCCAAACAATATTTGGAATCACATGAGAGGTGAAGATGAAGCAATTAGTTTTAATACCGTTTATGCTAAAGTTAAAGTTGATGTTAAAGATGGACGTTTAGGTAGACTAAAGAAATTATTAAAACTTGTTATAGAACAATCTCTTAGTAGTATAGGTTACAATTACGGTGAGGTTTATATTGAGTTTGACAAAGAATTAATTCAAGAACAAACAAACTCTGTTGATAGGTTTAAAAGTATTATTACTAAATTGATTAGTGATAAACCTACACACCAAGGGTCTTATACAATGCCATACTCGGATAATGATGATATGGTTGATTGGTATGTTGAGTACGTGGTTAAAAATGTTGAATTATGGAAACCAAATGAACGTGAACTTATAGGTTGTGATGAAGATACTTTATATACTGGTACTGTATACATTAATGTAAACAGAATCTTAGTAGGGTTTGAAGTGACTGACGAATGGGAACGAGGCCACGGTGAAGATGATTTACCTAGTTGGTGTTGGGACGATGTTAAAGAAAGTATTATGAATACTATTGAACAAATGTTACCACAAATATGTGTTGATTTGGATTTAAGTTTTAAAGTTAATTATGAGTAGAGTAAAAAAAATACAAGAATTAATAGAACAACATGGGTTAACTGATGCGTCTAAAATAACGGGTTTACCAAGATATGAATTGGTTAGGATTACTGATTACCCAATCAATCATGAAATTGCTAATATGTTACTTTGGGATTTAAAGTATGACAATCTATTACCTACTGTTTATAAAAATTGTGAAATAAGTATAGATAGTTTTGATGGTGTATTTTATTGGTATTATAAAGGGGCTAACGATGAAAAAATGTCAACCATGGCGACACCATTTTGGGATGGTAGTACTACAACTCCTGTAGAGTCTATTGAATATGAAATAGACGGAAATGAAATCGATGGTAATTATTACGATGACTTGAAAAGCCGAAGTGAATTTGATAGTATTGAAGATTTATTAACTTGGTATAAACATTTTTATTTACCAAAAGTTTATAATCTAATATTAGGTAATTTAGAAAGATTTAGAGATTTATCTAAACATAAAGACCCATAACCCTTAACATACCTGAAGAGTCTCTTAATTCAATTACAGGTTCTAAGTCTACAGTAATAAATACAGTAGTATCGTCCTCCAATTCAATAATACCGTTGTCGTCATCTTCGTCAACAACTTCATCTGTAAAAAAAACTAATGATTGTGAATTATCAGAAAGTTTAAGATAAGTTTCAATATTAATAACTTTTGGTTGTTCCATATTGTTAAACAAATCTCTAAATTTACTATTCCAAGATAATACAAAGAAATATTCTAATTTAATAGAATCGTTAGTTGCAACATCACCATTACCATCACAATCATAACAATCAACACTACCAGTACCATCACATGAGTTACACTCAACAGTCCCATCACCACCACAATCATGACAACTTACTTGTCCGCCACCTTGACACTCATCGCAAGCGTTACCTTCTGAATCTTCACCTGAACCATCACAATCATCACACTGAATCTCACCTGAACCATCACATTCATCACATCTTATGTAGGAATCTCCCATACAATCTTCACAACCATTTTGGCCAGCACCTTCACAGGAGGTACATTCAACATTTGGGTCATGCTCTAGTATTGTGGCTATTGACACCCCAAATAAATTTGATTTTATAATATCATACGCCACACTAATATCTTTACCTTTTTTTTCTTGAGGTATAAGGAAACTGAGATAAGCTAAATCTTCTCCTGATATTCTACTACCAAATAACTCACTGATGAATTTATTCTGTCTTAATGTACCAAATACAATACCAGGATGTAAACCATTTTTATAAGATAATGATAATTTTTTAACTAATGATAATAATTTTACTTTTTCCATTTTAACTAATTTTTGTTACTGAACTATGGTCATAATTAACATCAGTTGTTTCACCGTCATAGTAATCAACATCAACTTCTCTACCATCACTATAATCAAGCCATCCTTCACCTTCGGCCATCTGACCTGTTGGTATGACTAAACTTTTATCATATGAAACTATTGTATGCCTATATGTTCTTCTAACTTGTTCACTTCTATGTTCGTCAATATCAAATTCGTAAAGACCAAATGACGGTCTTTTAATTTCACCATTAGGTTTTTGTGTTGAGAAATCATAACTACTATTTAAACGTAATGTTGATACAATATAGTTTTGGTCAACAGGAAAAGTTAATTCTACTCCAACAATTTGTGATGCTTCGTCACAATTATTCGATAAATTATAATCATCCATTTGAGGGGATAAATCGTTAGTTATTGATATAAAACTTTTAAGTAAGTAAAATAACTGAGTATTGCCGATGTTTTCTAATTTTGACTTTTCCATTTTTATAAATATAATAATATAATAAAATTAATTTTCAACAATACTAACCGCGTTTAAATCATAACGTTTGTTTAACCACTCAAGTACTAATTGAGGTGCAAATATATCACCAAATAAATCTACAATTTTTTTATAAATGTAAGTATCCATTTCAATTAAAGGATATGTTGAAGACTCATAAGGAGATGTAACGCCAACAACCTCTTCATAGTCTTCAGGTGTTCCGTAGTATGAGAATACAAATTCATAGTCAGAATCCATATCCTCATTAGGGTATTCATAAAAAAACTCTCTAACACTAGAACCATATCCTGTCCTATGTTCGTTAGCGTATTTTAATTCACCTTGTGAATCCAAGTAATTGAATAGTAGTTTTCTGAATTTATCCTCGTTTATTTTAACGTCCATATTGATAAATACTTTTAAACAGGTATTTATTGTGATATGAGAGAAATTATTAAAAACGTGTTATCTGAGGCTATGGGTGTACCAAACAACATAGTTAACGTTGCTCATGAGATTTACAAGAAGACCATTGATTCTATTGATGACGATATGACTTTTGAAGATTTGGATGGGTATAATATAGATTTAAATGGTGATTATGATATTGCTGATTTAACTATAAAAGAAATTGAGATTAATTTTGATATGAGGGAAGGTGATGAGATTGCAATCGCTGGTATGGCAACTCCCGATGATTTTGAAGTTACTAAAAAATACAATATTAAATCCAATCAACCAAAAAAAGAATTTAAAGTAAAATTTGTTATTGTAGCACCTGAAAATGTTACAGGTTCCAATATTAAAAAATTAATGTATGACGATAGGATTGAATTTGTTAGTTCAATATCTCATGAGTTAAAACACAAATACGATTCATTCAAAAAGCCTAAAGGGACCATGAAACAAAGGTCTGAGTATTTAACTTATATTAAAAATAATTTTGCGACTATTAACCCGTTAAATAAATTTATTCATAATTTGTATTATACACATATGATTGAAAATTTAGTTAGACCATCGGAGTTTGCTGGTGCTATTGTTGCCGCGGGAATAACCAAAAAAGAATTCTATGACTTTTTAATGGATAATCGAACTTATAAGAGGTTAGTAGAGATAAGAGATTTTACGTATGATAAATTAAGAGAAGATTTAAAAAATGATATACCAAAAATTCTTGAAGTTTTCAAGATAAATAATATTGAATATCTTGGATTATCTGAGGACCAAATTATTGACAAAACTTTACAATTATTTTTTCTTAATCTTAAAAATTGGAAGGCGGAAATGTTTCATAAAATGTTATCAACTAATTTTCTTGAATCACTTATGGGATTTTCGAGTGAAAAAGATAGGTTTTTTCAAAAGTATATTAAAAATTTAGAAAAATTTGACGATAACTACAAAAAATATTTTGAATATGAAGAAAAAATGTTTAACTTTGTGGCTATCAAGATGATTAAGAAAATTGGTAAACTATACGATATGACAAAGAATGTAAAAACAGAATCAATTATTAATTGGGAACTTTGGCAAAAAATAAAAGGTGAGAGCTCTAAGATAGTTACTGAGTTGAAATATCCAACCCCCAAAGTACAAAAACAAACAACAAAACCTAAAAAACCTTCAAAATAACTCGAAGGTTTTTTTATTCCAAAATTTTTCGTATCTTTGTACTATGATTGATAATATAAAGATAATTAAGACCCTACTTAACTTCGAGAAAGAAGGTGACTTCTATATGCTTTATGTGTTTAAAAGAAAGAAAGACCAACCTGAAGGAGAACGAGACAACCACCAATCGGTTAGAACTATTAAAACTTATTGTGTTGATAGTGTTGAGTACCTTGAGAAAAGATATGATGAAATCAAACAACTATGTGAGATATTCAACGCAAGGGCTTACATCCACGTACAGAAACAAAACCATAGTGATGTTTCATTAGATATGATGGTGTCACTCGCCGAGAGAATCAAGAATGGTGTTAAGAATCAGAAAGGTTTGTTTGACAGTGTTGTTGGTCAAATCAAAACTAATGAGAAGAGATGGGTTATTGATATTGATAATGTATCGATTGATGGTTTTAGTCATGATAAGTATTACATCTCTATGAGAGAGTATATTAATGAGTTACAACTTGAAGCTGGTAAAGAACAAGGAATGACTTTTATTAAAACTAAGAGTGGATTCCATATTATTACTCAACCATTTAACGTTATGAAGTTTAAAGAAAAATATCCTGACGTAGACATTCAAAAGAAAAATCCAACAGTTTTATATATACCTTAATTTAAAAAAAATATGCAAACATTAGTATTCAACACAACACTTAAAAATGTTGTTTTATTCGCAGGACCAAGAGGTAATGGTGGAAGTATCGAACGTTTTGACAATGTATCTACCGTAAAAATTCAAGACGGATTTTACGAAGTAATGCAAAAAACAAACGAGGACACAAACCAAGCGATTCCAGTTATGAGACTTCCAATTTCAAACACAAATATGGTTATCGCAAGATAATTTAATTCTGATGTGTTCATTTAAAAATAGAGTTATAAAAAAAAATAAGATATGAGTTTATTTACTATGTTTGAGGTAGGTGGAAAAGTTAGAGATGAGATTTTAGGACTTCAATCCAAAGACGTGGACTATGTTGCAGTCCCGAGTGATATTTTATTGGAAAAATACAAAAGTGCTCATGAGATGTTTATCATCTTAGAGACATATCTTACTAATGAGAAGTTTGAGATTTTCTTGTCAACACCTGATTGTTTCACCGTTAGAGCTAAGTTCCCTAAAGACCACAAGTATCAGGGGGTTGCAGACTTCGTAATGGCTCGAAAAGAGATTGGGTATTTGGAAGGTACAAGAACTCCTATTGTAGTACCAGGGACTTTATATGATGATTTGGAGAGACGTGACTTTACTTTAAATGCTCTAGCTAAAGATGATGATGGTAACATTATTGATTTTTTTAATGGTCGTAAAGATTTAGAGGATGGTATCTTAAGAACTCCATTAGATACTAATATTACATTTAATGATGACCCACTTCGTGTTTTAAGAGCCGTTCGTTTCGCAATCACTAAAGGTTTTAGTTTGAAGTTATTAGATTACTATATCAACAACTACGACTATGAAAGTAAGATGAATGTTGTTTCTTCTGAGAGAATCCGTGAAGAATTGTATAAGTGTTTCAAACACGATACCATGAACACTTTGGATACTTTAAACGATTACCCATCACTTAAAAGATATATCTTTGAGAACAAATTAATGTGGTTAAAACCAACAATGGAACAATAATAACAAGACAATTTAAAAAGAAAAGTTATGAAAAAAACAATCACAATGGTATTACTAGTAAGTAGCTTACTAAGTTTTACAAATGTAAAGGGACAATCCTTTAACAAAGAAACAAATTACAAACTGCAAATCAGTCCAACTTTACTGGGGGCAATTGCTGGTGGAGGATTTATTGTTGCAGGAATATTAACTACTCCAGAAAAAAAATGGGTTGCAGACAATGTAAGTAATTCATCAACCTTTTATGGACAACAAGGACATTGGGAAAAGCAAAAGTTATGGGAATCACAAAGTAGAATGGCGGCAATTATATCTGGAGCATTAATAATGTCAGTAAGCATTACCTTAAATTTTTAAACCGATGTAAATAACAGGGCCAATGTTATTTTGATTTACCTGAGTGGGAGGGTGTACAAGATGGCCTTGAAATGGTTGTGAAACGTGACAAAATTTATATTTGGAAGTTTCCCAAAAATTATCTATTATTAATAAAAACATGAATATGACTGAAGAAGAATTTGAAGATTGGCAAGCGGTTAGTTACCGAATGGATAACGAAGGAATTGATTATTGTTTTG